CAGCCTGGTCGACCGACCGCAATCCCTGCATCAAAGAAGGATGCGGCCAAGGTCGGCCTGGATAAAGCCAAGTCGCAGTTCCGAAAGTCCGGGACGACCACCGAATTAGCCCAAGTACTCAAAAGGATGCTCTAAACCATGCCCCTACTTCAGCCCAACCAGGGCGGCTCTGTGCCGCTCGCTTCAACCTCCGCCGCTCGTGAAGATCTGGCGGATTACATCGCCATCGTCGATGCCAAGTCGACCCCGTTCGTGTCCATGGCCCCTAAGGGCCGTGACATCGGCAATATGCAGTTCTCTTGGCAGGTCGATAACTACGGCGCCCCCGTGCTCGCCGGCGTGGTCGACGGCACCGACGTGACCGTTGCCAGCGCCTCGAACCCGGTGGTCAACCGGACCCGCTTGAACAACTACGGCCAGGCCTTCCGCCGGGACCTGCGCATCGGTTTCATCGCCGAGACTCAGGACGTTGCTGGTGTGACCGATGAGTTGGCCAACGGCATTGCCAAGAAGCTCGTCGAGATCAAGCGCGACATGGAGTCGACCTTCATGTGCACCAACCAAGCTGCCCAGGCCGACAACGGTTCGAGCAACGCCTACCTGACCGGCTCCCTCGGCAACTGGCTGACCAGCACCAACGCCTCGAACATCGGTGCGTGCGCTTCCGGTTCGCCCTTCCTGCCGGCCTCCGGCGCGGTTGACACCACGGCTTCCGCCTCATTCACTGAGGCGACCGCTCAGAACGTGCTGACGGCCATCTACAGCGCCACCGGCACCTTCCGGGACTACGATTGTATCCTGGGCACCACGCTCAAGCGTGCGTTCACCAACCTCACGGCCTCGGGTGTTACCCAGGTTGTCAACGCCAACAGCATCGCTGCCACCAGCGTCCGTACCTTCAACCAGGACCTGTCCAGTGATAGCTTCAAGGCGTCCATCGACATTTTCGAGGGCGACTTTGGTCGCTTGATCCTGCACCCGTCCACCTTTGTCGGTGGCAAGACCAGCACTTCCCTGACCGCCCAGGCCTTCAAGGGCTACGTCATCCCGATGGACATGGTCGAGGTGCGCTACGCCAAGCTGCCCCAGGTCAAGGATCTGCCTGACGCCGGTGGCGGCCCTGCCCGCCTCGTTGAGGCCATTGCCGGTCTGGTTTGCAAAAACCCGTCGGGCTTTGGTATGTTCAACGGCGCGAGCTAGTCTTAGTTTCAACGGGGGAGGTCCACTCCGGGCCTCCCCCTCTTTCCTTTCTCATGGCTCACAATTCCGCATCCTCTGTCATCGCAAACGCTCTCGACGACCTGCCCGGCGAACTGCGCCGCGCCGTCATCAAGGAGTTCCAATCCGGCATCCAGAAGGACTGGGTGCAAGCTGGAATACAGCAGAAGCGCATCGCCAAGGACTCTGATCGAGAGGTCCGCGCTATCGACGGCATCGGGCGGCTGCGGATGCGGATCGACCCCACGCTCTACCATGCCTGGGGCAGCAAGTACGGCTACGATTGCTGGAAGGACTCCCAATTTTTGAAAGAGGTCGAGCGGGATAACCCCGAGGTGCGAGTGCGCTGCGGGGCTACACGCTTGCAGGTTGGATGGAGCGGTGGCACAAAACGCAGCAGTCAGAAGTTCACCCTATGAATGTCGGATCAAACCGCCAACTGGCCGGCGAATACGGTGGCCGGTACATCGACGCCTCCGCGGGCACTGTGACCGGCAACTACATGGAGATCCATGCCGTTGCCACGACCATCCTCGGCGCCGTCTCGTCCAACATCACCAACTTCCCCTCCGGCGTGACCATTCAGGCCGGCGACTCGATCTCGGGCGTCTTCACCTCGGTGGCTGTATCCTCCGGGGCGATCATCGCCTACAACCGCAAGTGGGTCTAAAATGCGTCTCGGACTAGGACTAGGACTCGGCGTGCAGCAAGCCCTTGGTGGGGCTGGCGGCGGCGCCGACCTGCCTATCATCCGGCGCGACCTGCTGCAGGAGGACGACTTCTTCGTTTTCCTCGAGGACGGTACATCCAAGATCGTCATCACTTTCGGTACTTTCGATTCCCTGCTGCTGGAGGACGCCTCGTTCCTCCTGCGGGAGGACACCGGCAAACTCATCATCCAAGCCAACTGACCCATGCCAGACACAAAAATCACGGCCCTAACGGCCATCACCACGGTTGATCCGGCAGCGGACGTGCTGCCGATTGTCGACATCTCGGACACGTCCATGGCGGCCTCTGGCACGACCAAGAAGATCACCAGCAACCAGATCCTCGGGGCTGGCGGCACCGCCACCCTCGCCTCCGCCACCATCACCGGCGATCTGACGGCTGCTCGTTTGATTGTTACTGGTGGAACGATTCCCGCCAATGGTCTGTGGTTGCCGACGACTAACACGTTGGAGTTTGCTGCGAACAGTCTGGCACAATACCGCATTGCACCGCTCGGAGTGTTTTCATGGTACGACGGCGCGGGCGGCACTCGGATGACCCTCAACTCCACCGGACTTGGGGTGGGGGTTAGTCCGACAGAACCGTTGACTGTCAGAAGTTCCGTGCAGGCTATCGGGATGTTTCACAGCACTAACGTAAACGGTCCTTACATCATATTCCAGAACTCGACCGCCAAATTTGGCGACATTGGTTCCGAGCTTGGAATAACCGGCGGCGGTTCTGCTGGTAACCTAACACTCAATAGTCGCTCGACGAGCAATCTGTGCTTTGCTGTGAGTGATTCGGTTAAGATGCGGATAGACTCCTCCGGCAACGTCGGCATCGGAGTTAGCGCGTTTGGAACCTCTGCTGCTAAGGTTCTTGGTCTTGCTGACGCTACTGCTCCAAGCACTTCTCCCGCTGGTATGGGCCAACTCTACGTCGAAGCTGGTGCGCTGAAGTACCGTGGAAGCTCCGGCACTGTCACCACAATCGCCAACGCCTAATCAATACCTACCATGACCATCCTCTGGCTCATCGAACGCCTTCTCACCAAACCGGTTGAAGGCTCCAAAACCGATGTCGTTATCACCGCCGACTGGCGTTGCAACGGCTCGCAGGAATCGTTCTTCGGAACGTGCTACGGCTCGTGCAGCTTCGCTCCGCCCACCGGATCGTTCACGCCTTACGAAGACCTCACGCAGGATCAGGTGCTGGACTGGTGCTATCAGAACGGCGTGGACAAGACCGCGATTGAGGCGAACGTCACCGCGCAGATCCAGAACCAGATCAACCCGCCGGTTGTGAGTCTGCCGCTGCCGTGGGTGGCTCCCGCTCCCGAGCCGGTTTTGGTTGCGGAGCCGGCCACCGTTGTCGATTCTCCGGTCGCATGATCAAGATCGAACTCACTCCCCAGCAGTTCAACCAACTCTATGAGCTGCTCGTCATTGGAATGAAGGCCGGCAACGTGACCAACATGAAGGTCGGCCTTCCTCTGGTGGAACTCCTCGAAACCGCAGCAGCCCAACACAAGCCTGAGTAGGACATGACCAACGATTCATCGACCAACGCCGTCACTGTAGCCATCAGCGCAGCCGCTGGCCTGACCGCTGCATCGTTGGCTCCTATCCTCACCCAGTGGGTCCAGCTAGGAACCGCCGTGCTGGGGTTCCTATGCATGGCCTACGGCACCTACAAACTGTTTTTCGGAAAATGAATCCCAACATCGCCTCCCTCATCCGCCACGGCCTCACCGCCGCCGGCGGTTTCCTCATCGCTCGTGGCGTTGCCTCCACCGAGCAGATCACCGAGCTGGTCGGGGCTCTGCTGTCGCTGGCCAGCGTTGGTTGGTCCATCAAGAGCAACCTGAAGAAGCCTACCGAAACTCCGAAGCAGTGAACTGGATCTACCAGATCGTCCTGGCATTCCTCGACTGGATCCGAGCAACCCCACCCACCGATGTCCAACACGGCCAAGCTCCAAAGCCTCTCAAGGATGATCTGGCTGCTCGTGTTGCCGATCTTCCTGGGCTGCCAGACGAAGGTGGTCCTGGTCCCTTCCGGTGATCCCGTGATGCTGGCCAAGCCCACCAGGGCCAGCGTGTACGCATTCGATTCAAACAAGAAGCTGGTGGGGCCGTCCACGGTGGTAATTCCTGCGGGTTGGTACGCACTCCCCAAGAGTAAATGATCAACTACAAGGGCAACAAGTTCTCGGGCTACAACAAGCCCAAGCGCACTCCGGGCGCGTCCAAGAAGTTCGCCGTCCTGGCCAAG